AGAAAACCAACAGGGCAGATTATTCCGCATGTACAACATGGGGAGTCTTCTATAGGGAAATAGACGGAATTGAACAAGCTAATATTATCGTGCTTGATGCGTTTAAAGGGCGTATGGAGTTCCCAGAACTCAAGCGTACAGCCTATGATCTGTGGAAAGAATGGAACCCTGACACCCTCTTGGTGGAGAAGAAAGCAGCGGGTGCGCCGTTAATATATGAGCTGAGAAAGGCAGGTCTGCCTGTTTCGGAATATACACCGGGGAAAGGGTCAGATAAGATAGCGCGTGTAAACGCAGTGTCAGATCTATTTGCATCAGGAATGGTATGGCGACCAGATACAAGATGGGCAGATGAATTGGTAGAGGAGGTGGCTTCCTTTCCTAATGGGGACCATGATGACTTGGTTGATTCAACCACCCAAGCATTGCTCAGATTTAGACGAGGCGGCTTTATTCATCTCTCCTCAGATGAGGAAGATAAAATGTTTATTCCAAAGAAGGCAGCGTATTACTAAGTGGGTAAAAATATCTCTAGAACCAAAAGACCTCTTGGACATAGGGACGGTCAGAGGGTATCTATTGTGGCATCTTTATGGAATAAAAAGATTCCTAGAAGACCCAGCAAAATGGTTACGCAGACAACAGAAGCTAAGAAGGACAAATAAGTATTTATTAGAACTGGCAAAGCAGAAAATGCCAATGTATGACCCTCCGTCTACAGACGAAGTTAAAGACTTTATCCACCAGTCAAAAAATAGGAAGATAAATCATGGCGATTAGTAAATCATTATATAACCTGCCGGTAGGACTAGACTCTACAGAAGAAGAGGCTGTTGAGTATGAGTTACCAGTAGAAGATGATGGCAGTGTTATTGTAGAAATTAATGTTGAATCATTCGATGACAATCTTGCAGAGGTAATTCCAGAGGCAGATCTGGAATCTATTTCATCAGAAATATTAGACGACATTCGTACAGACGTTAGCTCCAGAAAAGAATGGGAAAGAACATATAAAGAAGGTCTAGAGCTATTGGGATTGAAGATAGAAGACCGTACAGAGCCTTGGGATGGGGCTTGTGGCGTGTTTCATCCAATCTTAGCAGAGTCTGTAGTTAAGTTTCAGTCAGAGACAATTATCGAGACATTCCCTGCGTCAGGTCCAGTAAAGACAAAGATTATTGGAATGGTCACCGCTGAGAAGGAAGAGGCTGCTGCTCGTGTTGCTGAAGACATGAACTATGAATTAACTGAGAATATGGTTGAGTATCGCCAAGAGCATGAAAGGCTTCTCTGGAACCTGCCAATTTCAGGATCGGCATTTAAGAAAGTCTATTATGACCCAAGTCTCTGCCGTCAGGTTTCGATGTTTGTCCCAGCAGAGGACGTAATCGTCCCTTATGGCGCGTCTGATTTGTTCTCCTCGCCAAGGGTCACGCATAGAATGCGTAAGACCCCGAACCTCATCCGTAAATTAATGGTTGCTGGTTTCTATCGGGACATAGAGTTAGGTGACCCCGATACAACCGTTACAGAAATAGAAAAGAAGAAGGATGATGAGGTTGGCGTTAACATTATTGATGATGATCGCCAGCTTATCTATGAAGTGCATCTTGATTATGATATGCCGGGGTATGAAGACCCCGATGGAATCGCTCTGCCTTATGTTGTCACCATCGTTTCCTCCGGTGAGATTCTATCTATCCGCAGAAACTACCTAGAAGATGACAAGCTACGCGAAAAGCGTATGCATTTTGTCCATTATCCCTATATTCCCGGCTTTGGCTTCTATGGATTTGGATTAATCCATCTTGTTGGTGGATTTGCTAAGTCTGCCACCTCAATTCTGCGTCAATTGGTAGATGCTGGGACATTATCCAACCTTCCGGGTGGATTTAAGTCCAAAGACCTGCGTGTTAAGGGTGACGACACCCCCATAGCACCGGGAGAATGGCGAGATGTGGACGTAACTGGGATGACAATCAAGGATTCAATCATTCCTCTGCCATATAAAGAGCCTTCAGCTACCCTTTATCAGCTTTTACAGACCATCGTAGAAGAAGGGAGAAAGTTTGCTTCAGTTGCAGACCTGAAAGTAGGAGATATGTCAGCTCAAGCCCCTGTTGGGACGACCCTAGCGATCCTAGAGCGGACGCTAAAGGTCATGAGCGCAGTCCAAGCCCGTGTTCATGCAGCAATGAAGCAAGAGTTTAAACTCCTAGCAGGCATTGTTCGGGATTACACCCCTGAAGACTATGCCTATGAAGTGGATGTCTCTGCAGATAACGCAAGAAAGGCTAAGAAACAGGATTACGACATAGTCGAAATCATCCCTGTATCAGACCCTAACGCATCAACAATGGCTCAACGGGTCGTCCAGTACCAAGCAGCCCTGCAACTTGCCACCACCGCACCTGCTATCTATGACCTGCCGCAGCTCCACAGGCAAATGCTAGAAGTGTTAGGAATCAAGAACGTAGAGAAGTTAGTTCCAGTAGAAGATGACATTAAACCTAAAGATCCAGTGTCAGAAAACATGTGTATTTTGTCTGGAAAGCCGGTTAAAGCGTTCCTTTATCAGGATCATGAGTCCCATATTAAGGTGCATTTAAACGCCATCATGGACCCAAAGATGCAGAAACTGATCGGTCAAAACCCACAGGCTCCTACCATTCAGGCGGCTTTGCAGTCTCATGTCGCTCAACATGCCGGGTTCCAGTATCGGATAGAGATCGAGAAGATGCTGGGTGTTCAGTTGCCTCCGCCAGACGAGCCATTGCCAGAAGATATTGAAGTGGCTTTGTCAAAGGCGATAGCCGATGCCTCAGACAAGCTGCTCCAGAAAGATCAGGCAGAAGCTCAACAAGAGCAAGCAGCCGTTGCTCAACAAGATCCTCTGGTTCAGATGCAGCAGCAAGAGCTGCAATTGAAGCAGGCAGAACAGCAAAGAAAGGCAGCAAAAGATCAGGCAGATCTAGAGTTTGCAAGAGAAGAATTGCAAAGCAAGGATCAATTAGAGCGCCTGCGTATTCAGTCTCAAACAGAAATAGGATCAATGCAAGTAGAAGCAAGACTCTCTGATAACCAAATGAATAGGGAATTCAAAGAGCATGAGTTGCAAATCAAACAGACCCTAGAAAGCCTGCAGATAAGTTCAGATCTGTCCCAGTCAACTCTGGATAGGGAGCTAAAGCGAAGTTCTGCTCAGGCTAAATTAACTTCAGACGCATTAAAGTCAGGAAACGATAGTGGAGCTTAAACATTATCTGCATCGGGAATTGAGTATAGATCAGCAAGGACTGAAGGATACACTCGCCTTCAATCCTGTTGAAGATTTCGCCGCCTATCGAGAGATAGTGGGCGAGATTCGTGGTATCCAGCGAGTGCTAAGACTGTTAGAGGATTTACCTGATGACTGAAGAAGCAAGCAAGTTAGAGCTACCGATACCCAAGGGCTACCGAATCCTGATTGCCATACCGAAGAAGGATAAGGAGTTTAAGGATTCAAAAATATTAATACCTGAAGACCAAAGGCGTAGAGAGGAGACGGCATCAATTGTAGGAGTTGTTGTCACCCTTGGTTCTATGGCGTATCAAGACCCTGAAAAGTTTCCAGATGGTCCTTGGTGTGCTGAAGGCGACTACATCATTATGAGGTCGTATTCTGGTACGAGGTTCAAAATCACCACGCCCGAAGGTGATCAAGAGTTTCGCATAATTAACGATGACACCGTTGAGGCTGTTGTTGCTGATCCACGGGTTGTTACCCGCATTTAAAGGAGGAGTTATGGACGAGAACTATGAAACAGAATCAGATGAACCGGAAGAGAAGTTTGAAATAGAGGTCGTAGACGATACCCCGGAGGCTGATAGGGGAAAAGAGTATCGGGCAAAAGGAGATGTAGATGCCTCAGAAGATGAGATATCTCAGTACTCCGATAACGTAAAGAAACGGATTAAAGAGTTAAGTCGGGCTTATCATGACGAGCGCAGAGAGAAAGAGCGTCTTGGTCGTGAGCAAACCGAAACCGTTAGCTTTGCAAAGCAACTTGCCGTGCAAAACAAGCAACTGCAAGACCGTCTTTCTGCTGGTGAACTAGAGCTTGTAGAGTCAAGCAAGCAGCGCACAGCGGCTCAGATGGCTCATGCAGAGCGTGAGTACAAGGATGCTTTTGAAGCGGGTGATACTGACCGCATTATTGCAGCCCAAAAACTCTTGTCGGAAAATGTTGTTTATAAAAGGGAACTTGACAACTATCAACATCAGTATCAAGCCCCTTTACATCACGAACAAAAGGTAGTAGAAAGACAACCTGAGATTGTCCCTGATGAACGCACCCAGCAATGGGTTGAAGAAAACGACTGGTTTGATAAAGACTCAGTTATGCGGGGCGCAGCTTTTGGAATACACGACGATCTGGTTAAGACCGGATACGTTGCAGGTTCAGATATCTACTTCGAGCGCTTAAACGCTCGCATCCGGGAGGAATTCCCGCAAAAATTCGGGTCCAAGAGACCTGCCGCGAATGTTGTTGCTTCTGCTTCTAGAGGTACAGCGGGTACTAAAAAAATCTCGCTTACAAAGTCTCAAGTCGCTCTTGCTAAACGACTTAACCTTCCACTAGAAACTTATGCGGCTTATGCTGCCAAGGAGCTTAACAATGTCCGATAGAACCCCACGGGATGTAGTAACACGCACAACAATGGAACGTAAAACGGCTTGGACACCTCCGTCTTTACTTCCAGTTCCAAGACAAGTAGAAGGCACTTCTTATCGCTGGATCAGAAAGATGATGCAGGGACAAGTAGATGACCGGAATATGATGTCTAAACAAGAAGAGGGCTGGATTCCTATTAAAAGAGAAGATCACCCGGAATTGCAGTATTCGGGTAGGACTACAGGACTCGTCGAAACAGGCGGATTAGTGCTTTGCAGTATGCCTACGGACTTTGTGAACCAGCGGAATGCTCATTACCGCAAGATCACAGATGCCCAGACAGCCGCTGTAGACTCTAATCTAATGAGAGAAAATGATCCTCGTATGCCTCTTTTCAGTGAGCGCAAGTCGTCCACAAGCAGAGGCAGAAGAGACTAAAGGAGTATTTAAATGGCTTACCCTACTATAAATGGACCTTATGGGCTAAAACCCATAAACCTGATCGGTGGACAAGTATATGCTGGAGCCACTCGTCAGATGGAAATTGAACCAACATACGCTACCAACATTTTTTACGGTGATTTCGTAAAGAGAGTTGTCGGTGGATTTGTTGAGCTTGATGACGGAACGACCGCTAACACCCCAGTCGGTGTGTTTCTTGGTTGCACCTACGTCAGCGCAGTAACGAAACAGCCAGTTCAATCGCAATACTACCCAGCTTCAGTTTCGGTTCAAGCAAATACCGAAATCTACGCTACTGTTGCAGATGATCCTGACACCTTGTTCCAAGTCGCAGTTTGCTCAAGCGGAGTTGTAATGGCTACCGTTACGCAAAATGCAATTGGCACAAACATGTCAATTCTGGCAACCGCTGGTAACACAGCTACCGGAAACAGCAACTTTTCCGTTCTAAGCTCCTCACCAGCAGCTACCAATACGTTCCCAGTACGGGTTATCGATGTTATTCCTGCAACAGCTCCTTCGGCTGGCAACTACGCTGAAGTAATTGTTAAGATTAACTTCGGTATTCATCAGTATAACAATGCAACAGGTTTGGCTTACGCCTAAAAGGAGTTACTTAAATGGCTGCTATATCACGCGCACAACTGCTAAAAGAGTTACTCCCGGGGCTGAATGCCTTATTTGGTTTGGAGTACGCTCGTTACGGCGAAGAACACAAAGAGATTTTCGAAACAGAAACCTCTGAGCGTTCCTTCGAAGAAGAAACAAAACTGGCTGGCTTCTCAGCAGCACCTGTCAAGAACGAAGGCTCTGCCATCGCTTACGACAATGCTCAAGAAGCTTGGACCTCACGCTATCAACACGAAACTATCGCTCTTGGTTTCTCGCTGACTGAAGAAGCAATCGAAGATAACTTGTACGATTCTCTCTCAGCTCGTTACACCAAGGCTTTGGCTCGTGCTATGGCATACACCAAGCAAGTTAAGGGCGCGAACATCCTGAACAACGGATTTTCAGGCTCTTACCCCGGTGGTGACAATGTTGCATTGTTCAGTAACGCACACCCATTAACCGGTGGCGGCACAAACAGCAACATTCCATCTACCCCTGCTGACTTGAACGAAACGTCCTTGGAAGCGGCTGTTATTCAGATCGCTGCTTGGACTGACGAACGTGGTTTGCTGATCGCCGCTAAACCTCGCAAGTTGGTTGTTCCTCCTTCACTGATGTTCGTTGCAACCCGTATTCTGGAAACAGAACTGCGTACCGCAACTGCTGACAATGACATCAATGCATTGAAGAACAACGGTTCGATCCCCGGTGGATATTGTGTCAATCACTTCTTGACCGACACCGATGCATGGTTCCTGACCACAGACGTACCTAACGGTCTGAAGCACTTTGTGCGTTCACCATTAGCTCAGTCGATGGACGGAGACTTTGATACGGGCAACGTCCGCTACAAGAGCCGTGAGCGTTATAGCTTTGGCTGGTCAGATCCTCTCGGAATGTTTGGTTCCGAAGGTCAAGCATAAGTAGTATTTGTGCTAGTTTGGGGGACTTCGGTCCCCCTTTCTTTTTGTCCCTTGACACTGTTTATATAAGGTGATAAAAAGATAATAACCAAGAACCCCGACTCATACAGACTGGCTTGGCAGACGTTATAGAGACTGTATGGGCATGTGCTATAACACAAATAGGAGCCATAATCATGGCAGCAACACATTTTACCGGTCCCGTATTTTCTCAGAATGGATTTGTAGTTGGCGCAAGCGAAACTCCTTACGAGACAGTTTCCTCTACAGCCGCAGGCACTCCTTCAGCCGCTCTGACTGCAACGATTAACCCTACGGCTGCCTTTGGTAGCTCTACAGTACTTGAGCCTTCTAGCGCTCAAGGCGTTAAAGGTCAGGTTTATTCAACCGCCAATCAATCAACAACAAGCACCTATTACATTGGCGTAATGGGTCGTTACCTGATGTCTGGTACAAATGCTTCTACATACCCTAAAGTCGGTGTGATGGGCGTTGTTGGTGACTCTACTGATACCGCTGATGCAGCAGTTATGGCTTTCATTGATGGCGATGGTGGAGAGTCTTCTGCCCGTGCAGGCTTCGGCATTGCAATGACCAACAGCACAGCAGGTTCTGGCTTTACATACGGTCTGGACTTGAAGATGCAAGACCCAGTTGGTGGTGGCGGTTCTATCAAAGCCTACAAAACGGCTGAGATTCGCCTAGCTAATGATGCTGCCGCCGCTCCTGTTGTCATCAAGGTAGGTAATTTTGTTGATGGCGCTGCTTCTGGTGTAGGCAAAGGTTCGTTAGGTATTGATTCTACTGATGGACTATTGTTTGTATCTGACGCTTCTGGCAACTGGCAAGCTGTTACTGTCTAATGCTGACTCATGAAGATCCAGAAGTCGCTACGATTGTGGCGCTTCTGGAAGCCCAAAGAGACTATGCAATGGGACATGCCGCCAAACTCGCTAAAGAAAATGCTGAGTTAATAGCAAAGATTAGCAGACTTGAGGCATCTAAACCGGCGTAGTCTCACCCTACAGGAGATTGATCATGGGTATGCAGTATGATGTATTAGCCTCACTCCCTTTGACGGCAGATGGGCAACTAGAAAACCAAGCAGCAGAGAGCCTTGGACGGATTCGCATCAAAGCTATTTACGGAACCTCTGGAGCTACCGCTGGGACCATTTCTTTTTATAATGGCACAAGCAATTCCGATCCTTCAGTTATTCTTCTTCCTACTCCAGCCGCAGCAAATCAAGGCGCATTCTTCTTGCTTATTCCCGGAGAAGGAATCTTGGCTCAGGATGGTGTATATGTTGACACTGGAACTGCTGCATCAGTAATCGTTATTTACGGGTAAAGCATGGAACCGCAAACATTGATCAACCTAGGGGTTGGGGTTATTCTGACAATAGTCGGATGGCTCTCCAGACAGCTCTGGGATGCGGTAGAAAGAATGAAGGCAGACATTAAGAATATCGAGATAACCCTTCCTTCGCATTATGCGAGGAAGGACGACATCCAATGCAGGTTTGATAAAGTTGAAGTGATGCTAGAAAAGATCTTCGACAAGTTAGACCTTAAACAAGATAAGGCATAAACATGGCAGACCAAG